TGGATTATCGATTAGGGAAGGGTGAGGGTGCCACCAAAGAGCGTAAGCGTCTGGAGGCGCTAGTCGATGCCGGTTAATAGAATTTCCGAGAAAGCTTTGCGAAAGCTTCTTAAAGAGCCAATAGACGAAGAAGCGCTTTGTGTTATTAAGTTCTACTCTAATGGGTGTGAGTATTGTTCAGCGTTGCATGACTATTATGTGGAAATTGCCGACTCTAATGAAGGAGAGGACATACACTTTTTTGCATTTAATATAGAAGACACCGAAAACTTAGACTCTCTTATTAAAATAAACGGAGTGCCCACGATAGCCAGCGTTAAGACGGGACTTATAAAGCCCCGCGTGAGAGTTCTGGAAGATCCGGATCCGCCTAATAAGAATACTTGGTATTATTCCGGAGACATTAAAAACTTTATTGAGAGGCAGAGGTAAATATGAGCGCAATAAAACAACAATTCGTAGAAGTAGTTTTGATGAGACTACGTGCAGAGCTACTGGAGCACAAAACAATTATTGATGCTTATTTAGACAGCCCACTAACTTCTATTAAAGATGATGTTTATTTTAATGACATTGTTGAGCACACAAAGGCCATGGCACTCTTAGAGAACGCCTATCGAGTAGTACAGGGAACCTATTTATCTACCCCCGAGCCTGTTTCAGAAGAGCCGGCGCCCGCCCCCATCACCGAAGAAGAGCTATCTGCTCGCTCGCCAACCTTTCGTAGGTCACAAGCGGGAAAAGGTAAGAAGAAGAAGGCGGCAGACAAATGATTCAGGCTCTGTCGTATGATGATGTACTGCTGGTGCCCCAGTATTCAGACATCAATTCCCGCACCGAGATTGATATTAGCACTGACTTGGGGAAGAACGTCAAGTTATCTCTACCCATTATCGCTTCGCCGATGGATACTATCACAGGTGCTAGCATGGCCATGGCTATGGGTGACGCCGGCGCGGTGGGGGTGATTCATCGTTATAATACGCCCACAGCCCAACGCGAGCATGTGGCCCAGTTCTTATTAGAAACGAGAGGCGATGATTTGATTGGTGCGGCGATTGGAGTTAATGGAGACTATTTGGAGAGAGCGCGCCTGCTATTTAACGCCGGCGTGGGATTTTTCTGTGTTGATGTAGCTCACGGTCATCACGCCCTTGTGCGCCATGCCTTACAAGTGTTACGAAAAACATTTGGCTATAATCTTCACATCATGGTTGGGAATGTGGCAACACTTGAGGGCGTTAATGATCTCGCAGATTGGGGTGCCGATAGTGTGCGCTGTAACATTGGTGGTGGTTCTATCTGTTCCACTCGGATCCAGACCGGCCATGGCTTGCCCGGCTTACAGACAATTTTTGAGTGCGCTAAGACCGATCGAGACGTAAAGATTATCGCAGACGGTGGCATTAAGAACTCTGGCGATATGGTTAAAGCACTAGCCGCAGGAGCCGACGCAGTTATGGTTGGCTCTTTGCTTTCGGGTACAGACGAAACACCAGGCCCGGTAGAAAGAGGGCCCGATGGGACACAATGGAAGTCCTATCGAGGAATGGCTAGCAAAGAAGCACAGGTCGAATGGCGTGGCAAGTACTCATCCTTTGAGGGTGTTGCTACCCGCGTTCCGTATCGCGGCCCCGCGGCTGCTGTACTGGAAGACATCGAGAGGGGAATTCGTTCTGGCTTATCCTATTCGGGCGCCCGAACGATTACAGAACTCCAAGCCAAGGCACAGTTTGTAAGGCAGACTACATCAGGATTGAGCGAGAGCAGAACACACATCCTTTCGAGGAGTTGGTGATGAGTGATGAGAATGAAGTAGACTACGGCAAACTTAATAAGAGAGTGGTGTTCTCAGATAACGAACATCGTCATGCCAAACTAGTTCTCAAACTCAAACACGATGGTTTTAAGCAAGGACAGTTCTTTAGAACAATTATCACAGGCTACATTAATGATGACCCCGTGCTNCAGCAGTTTGTTGACGAAATAAAAGAGCAGTCTCCGAGAATTAAAAAGAAATCCCGGCGCTTTCGTGATCAGGGAGAGAAAACTATGAATGACCTCGGATTTAATGAGGATGACATAGAAAACATTTTTGACCTTATCGAGCAGGAACACCCAGACCTATGAAAAAGACAGATGGCCTGACGGAGTGTGCGCGTTGTTGCCAAAAACATAAGCTGTCGTGCCCTCTCTCCGAGTGTAAAATGTGGATTAACTACGAAAAAGATAATAATTGCGCTTTAGTGGCTATTTATAATAATGATCAAAAACCTATGACTTTAAGACAGATCGCCACGCGTTTACATATCTCCTTCGCGAGAGTAAAACAGATAGAAACGAAGGCGTTCGCAAAACTTAAAAAACATCTAGTTGAGAAACCTTATTAAGTTTTGGGCACATTGACATTTGGACTACTATTTATTGTTGAGTTTATGTAAATAAACAAGGAGATTTTATAATGGCTCGTAAGACTTTGTTAACCGAGAGCGAACTTCGCCGCTTCATGAAGCTCGCTGACATGCGCCCCGCAGGGGAAAAAAGAATTCAAGAAATGGGAGGACCCTATCCGGGCGCCCGTGATGAAGAAGAAGACGAACTTCATGCTACTGAGGATGAGTTGGGACATGAAGACCATGTTGCTGACGCAGAGGCGGATGAGCTTGATGTCGCCGATGATGAATTGGCAATGGACGCTCCAATGGATGAACCAATGGATGAACCAATGGACGATCTGGGGGCCGAAGAGGCACCAGTGGCAGACCCGGCGCTTGAAGCTAAGTTTGCCGAATTCATGACCCAAGTGGCAGAAGTTGCCCAAGAAGTTCTTGGCATCGAGGTTGACGTTGAAGAGGCCCCCGCGGCCGACGACGAACTTGGTGGAGAAGAAGTTGTAGATGCTGAACTAGATGTAATGGATGTTGAGCCCGAGGGTGTTCCCGAAGAAGGAGGTGAACTTGAAATGGGCCTGGACGTTGAAGAAGAAGATCCCGAGGCCGCTATGGTCGCCGAAGTCGCCCGCCGCGTAGCCGCTCGCCTTCAAAAAGAAAGCCACCAAGCAGAAGTTGTTGACCAGCTTGCCGAGCGTATCATGAAAAGACTAACAAAGTAGTTGACAAAATAATACGAGAGTGTTAAAATATGACCATTGACTTCCAAGTTGATGGTTATTTTTTTATAGAGAACTATGAATTATTTATTAATGACACTGGTCTTCATCTTCGGGTATGTGACCTGCAGCGCGTTTTACTATTTTAAAGCAACAAGGACCAGCATTCAGCTTATACAGCTGTCGAATCTTGTTTCGCTCTTTCTATTGTCGCGAGCCCTGGAGAACTTTGAGTATTCCCGAGCGCTCTGCTTGAAAGACTTACATAAAAGAGAAACTTCTGAACGCAACTTGAAGATTTACGAAGAGAACTTAAATCAAGAAATCGACACATTTAAGCGCCAATCCATTTCGCTACTTTTAGAGGTCCATCCAGATTTTTTCCAAAGTGTAGTCCCCTATTCTGACTGGGCCTCNGCCATGAAATATTTAGAATCCAACAAGAATGTTATCATGACGACCTACTTAAAGTAGGGAGAACCACAAGCATATGATTAAAAAAATAAAGAAGTTAATTTCCGCCGAGGATAGCGGGCCGACATCTGAAGCTCTCGCATCGTTGCTACCTAGGCCAGAGCCAGATCTGCGCACTATCGGACTATTCGCCGAGGTGTCGTCCGAGAAGATCGCCGAGGTTAGTCACGCATTACTATATCTCAACGAACTTAATCACATGAGTAAGGACCCAGAAACTCATCGTCCTATTCTGTTTTACATTTCTACCTATGGCGGCAATGCTGACGACATGTTCGCGCTATATGATCTTATGCGCGTTGTGCGGGCAGAAACAGAGATCCACACAGTTGGCCTTGGCAAGGTCATGTCCGCTGGTGTGCTGATCCTGGCCGCCGGCACAAAGGGGAACCGCTATATTGGGAAGAACTGCCGCGTAATGATCCACTCTGTAATGGGGGGCAATGCTGGCAGCTTGCACGATATGATGAATGAGATGGACGCAATAGAAAATCTTCAGCAGATGTACATCAACTGTTTGGTTGCGGAAACAAAATTAACCGAGAGTAAGCTTAAAAAAATGCTGGAACGCAAAGTTAACATCTATTTATCAGCAGAAGAAGCGGTCGAGTACGGTATCGCCGACCACCTCGTTTAAAAGGATTAATATGTCAGACTTACATAAGATTTTAAAAGAAGAGTACGAAAAGAA